TGTTATCTATTACTCCTACTGTGTGTGCATTCTTAAGCGCACTAATCAGTTGGAAGACAATAAAAGGAGCACATATAGTCTCACTTAGCCAAAATGTACCATCAAATCCTTTCTCTACCAAGAGAACTACAGATAGTATTACTACCCAACCAACCAAAGTTTTAATAACTTTTAGTGCCTTACGGGTTTGAAAACCCTCTTTCTTTGTTCCTGCCCATACACCAAAGAAACCATCCAAGCTAACAACAGACACTATAGCTAAAAACTGCTCGAAGTTATCAGCAGTCAACTTTAAAAAATATGTGCCTAAGAAGGCACATATTGTAGTGAAAGCTATTAGAAGAGTTTTCATTAAGCGTTGTAAGCGATTAAAGAACCTGAAGAAAGTGTGATAGAAGAGATAGTTGTACCTTTAGCTACGCTAACCTTCATTGTTGGAGCCAAAGTAATCCCAGACAAACCTAGTGTAGTCATAAGACTATTACCATCTTGATCTAAGATTGCTGTAACTACAGCAGATGCGTTTACTACAAAGTACTGAAAGCTTCCTGTAACAGGAGAAGTACCTGAGATAACCTTGCTACCGTTCATACCTGCCTCGGCAGTTACGCTAGCGTTGATGCAACAAAGTTGCCCTTCGATGTGGCGAAGTTTCTTTGATTGCTCTCTGAGAATGTCATGAGTTTCCATAATGTATATTATCTTTTACGACTTTAAGTCCGACCTAAGTCCGTTTACACAAAAATACTTTTATTTAAAATAAAGTCAAGAGATTATCTCCTAAGTACCTCTTGTTGAAAGTCAGATAGTTGCTGTCTGTTTTCTTTTATTTTATCTTTCTTTGCTTCCAGATCTTCTATCTGAGAATTCAACGAAGCTTTGGTATCAGAGTCTTCTAGATAATCCATCTGTCTTCTCATAGACTTAATCTGTTTGTCTATAGAACTGATGTCTCTTTTACTTCCTTTTAACTCAGAATCCAAAGTCTCTATAAACCAACGTGGGTTTCTTGACTCGTACTTACGATATATAAATTCTGGATTAGTTACATAGTTTGCAGAGACACTCAATCCAAACATTTTTTCTAATCTAGCAAATAACTCATACTGACCTTTCAATGCTGGATCTGGCTTATATCTCTTAGGGTTAAGAATCTTACCTGTCCTACTTCTCTCGATATATTCATCAAACATGTTTATATCATCCATAGGGTTTATAAAGTTACCAATAAGCTTCATAGCTTCAAAAGATCCCTGAAGAGGGAGGATTAGATTCTTCTCTAGGTAAAACTCTCCTATGCTCTTACCGTCTACATTGTTAAGAACACGAGAGTGGATAATAGATGCTGTTCCAAATATTGGATTAAGCGTATTCAACTCGTCCTCAATTAACAATAGATTATAAAGTAAGAAGTAAGCACCCCAAACATTCTCATCATCGTCATCATCGGTATAAATCAAAGAGTTTAGAGCCATCATAATACCTGTACTTATAGTCAACACAAGCATGTCATAAACAGCAGACATTGCCTCTGACTTTTCCTGAGGAGTCATAAGATTATTTAAAGCAGCCAAAGAGAATCTATTCTGAAATAAAATCTTAATTGCTTGGGCTAAAGTTCTAAAATAACCTTGGTGTTCCATACCTGCTCCATAAGACATTCTACGTGTTCCAAATCTTCTTATGAATTGGTAAGTAAACCATCCCTTCATGTAACCGATTAAGCGACCGAATGTATAACGAGAGTACTCTCCTTTGTCCATTGCAGAATAAGCTCCATGAATCAAAGAGTTAACTGCATTTACTTTCTGTCTAAATGCTGTCTCAGTACCTACAAAAGTCTCGATGTTCTTAATGTTAGGATCTGGTTTCATTACACCGTCCTCTAGCACATAAGCATCCATTATAGGCTTAAATGTACCATCATTCATCTCGATTAAGAACTGTTTAGACATAGCCTCAGCTACACCACTGCGCATTTCAAATTCACCAAAGGTTCTAATGAATGACAACATATAGAAAGGATTGTACCTTCTGCTTGCTTTCTCCAACTCACTTGCATATACTCTCTTACCTGATTCAGTCAAATGATCTTCAACCATAATGTTAAAGTATCTCATCTTCTGAATGTAAGGAGAGTCTACACCATCTTCTACATAAGATCTAAATAAGTCTTGTAAGTGTTTAGCGTTTTTAGCCATGGCAACAGTTACATCTTTCTTATCTATATCGTAAGTCTTGAGCTGTTCAAAGATGTTAATAGTGCCTGCACCAAAGTTCTTTAAGCTTGAAGGCAAACGGAGACTAAGAGCAAGTTCTGCACCAATTCCAAGAGACTTATCCACTCCCCACTCCAATGCCCTAACAGCTTTGTTACTACTCATTGTCTTTCTGCTCTTACCTTGTAGTTTACGTTCAAATAGGTTAGTAACCATTTTCTGTACACGACTACCTGGCATCTTCTCATTCAATACGTCCTGGATACCATATAGGTAAGGAGCATTAGCATAAGCTTTCTTAAATCTAATTAAGTCTGTACCATACATAGCTAAGCTGTTAATGAAGTTTACACTCATCTTCTCAGCTGCTATGGGAGAGTTATATCTTAAGAATAATCTACGATTGATTTTAGTCATCATAGAACCTTCGTCATCTCTTGCTCGATCTTCATCATTTTGGAAAGTAATATTATCCATCAAGTTACTCCAAGTACCTTTGATTTGTGCTCCAATTGTACCGAACTTCTTGTTACCCAAAGACTCAAAACCTTCTTTCATTACTGAAGGAAGCTCAATACCTTTCTTAAGATTTTTAGGAGTTCCTTTCTGCATCTCATTGTATGTAGCTAAGATGTCCTTAAGAAGTTCTTTCTCTTCTGAGTTTAATTTAGAGTACTCAGGATTTTGATACTTACTCTTAGTAGGATTCAGTGCAACTCTCTTAGAACGTTTAGTCTGAGTCACAATGTCTTTTCTGTAAGCAGGGTTAATAGTAATAGTTTTCCAACGGAAAGAAGGCTCATTGTAGCTAATGTACTCTTTGTTTGTAGGTTCAGTAGTCATCCAGTAGAACAAAGGCTCATCTACTTCTACATAAGTCTGAGCAGCCTCATTGTAACGATAAATCTTTTTGTGATTCATCTTATACCAATCAGTAGTAAGCAAAGCCTCTCTAGCGTCCTCAGTCAATACTTTTCCAGTAGGATCTTGTGAGTACTTAGAAGGATTAGATGCAGAAAGTTTAGCACGAAGTTCTGCTACCTTAGATGTATAAGCTTCTTGATATGCTGGAGTATATACTTTCTCTTGCATATCTGATAACTCAGAAAACAAATCTCTAAGTCTTGCTCTATCTTTTCTATCAAGACCTTCTGATACTAATTCCTTGTATGCTTCTTTTGCATCTTCTAGTTCTTCTTCAAGTTCTGCAATACGAATAGGAATGTTAACTTCTTTTACTACTCCATTCTCTTCTACGGTAACTGTATCTGTAGGAATCTTAGTTCCATCATAGATGTTATCTGAGTTTTTAAATCCTTTAAGCAGGCTGAACATCTCATCCCAGATCTCAGTAACAGGTCTAATAGAAGTATCGCTAACCTTAGCTTGGATTGCTGCAATAGATTCTAGAATAGCCCTTCTCTCTGTATAGAATTCTGGACTAATCTTTCTTACAGCATTGTTAGCTCTCCAAACATTGTAGTCTTTTTGTACAGCGTCTAATACTGTCTTCTTAGCCTCTATTACTTCTTGAGTCTGTTGTGTAGCTACAGCATCATCATATTCTAACTGTGCTCTATCTAGAATAGACTGTTTCTTTCTTAGCTGAGCATTGAATAAGTTTTTATTGTTTTCAGTTAACTCATACTTATAAAGTTCTGCAGCATTCTTTTCTTTCTTCCACTCTCTGATACTAGCAGCAATTCTTAAACCTTTCTCGTCTTTAAGAACACCCATTATATCTGTATCAGACTCTAGACGATCTAATTGTAACTTAAGATCTTCTAGTTTATCTAACTCCTCTTCGTTGTTCTCCTCGTCTAGTGATGATGCTTGGATCTTACGCATCTCTTCAATTATCTCTTCCCGAGCATTCTTAGCTTCTTCAGAAAGCAAATCTTGGATACGGTAGTATTCATCAATGAAAGGTCTTTCTTCAAACTCGTTCTGTAAGTTTACTAGCTCGTCTTCTTTCTTTTTAATTTGATCTTTAATCTCGGGAGTTTGATTCTTTTGATTCTTAAGAGTCTGGATTGCATGAATCAAAGTTATCCTGTCATTCTGATAACCTATCTCATCCATCTCTGTGTTAAACACTAAAGTCTCTCTAGAAGTAAGTTCTCCTTTTTTAATCTCCAGTATTTTTACCTTACGTATATATGGACCAAAAGTGTTTTGGAAATCTAATCCTGTTAAGTTTCTTCCTCCCTTAAGTTTAGTAATTTTCTCTAAGCGATCTCCTAGCTGACGCATCTTTCTTTCTAGAGCAATAGACTCAGCATTAGCCTCATCATATAGTTTAGTAAGAAAAGACCCTACAGTACCAGTAATAATATTACCTGTTAAGGCAGCAGACTCTGTATAAAGACTAAATAGATTGATATCTTTTAACTTGCCAGAGAAAGCCTTAGCAAGATTTTCTTCTGTTGCTAAGTCATTTAGTTTCTTCTTCTCTTCTGCAATCTTATTCTTAAGATTCTGAGCCAAAGTATTATTACCTGCAGACACAGCTGCTTCGTAGTTCTTCTCAAACTGATCAATATTTGCTTGTACAGATTCTCTAATAGATTCAGTTTGTGGAGCAATTTCTTTGGCTAGTTTTTTAGAAATAGCCCTAGTAGCTTTGTTAAAATAGTCTTGAGTAAGAGAGTTAGCCAGAGCTTCTATGTTTCTGATTTGGGCATTAAGGACAGTACCTGTTCCTGTATCTCCCATAATCTCTGTGTACTCTCTCATAATCTGCTTAAAGTGTTCTCCTAACTCACGAGCATGATAGGCTTGCCTAAAGATCTCTTCGTCTGTGTGTACTCCACTTGCAGACATAGTATCCATAGACAACTGCAAAGAACGAAGATATTTTGCTGTATCATGGAAGTAAGTAACCAAAGACCTAAAAGCTTCTTTAGCATCTCCTACAGAAACATTTTGTAATGCTTCTTCAGATTTGTAAAGTAGTGGTAAGTTAATCTTTACGTTATTTGCTTCCATAAAGATCTTACGCCAGTCAATAAAATCACCGTCTAGGAAAGTAGATAGACGAGTTTGAAACTCTGAGTTATTCTTTAAGTACTCATCTGCCTCAGCAATCTGCATAGGACTCATTTGATAATTAGCTCCGTCTTCTTCCTGAAAAGGTCTAGTTAGATTTAAGTCTTGTGCAAATACAACCTGTTCAAAGTAATCATCTAAGATCTTCTCTACATCTTCTTGAGTAGGGGCAACCGAAGTCTTAACCTTATTCAAGCCGAGCTTCTCTAGTAAGAATGCCCATATCTTTTCAAATATGTTTTGTGCATACTCAGGTTCTGCTTTTTCTAAAAGATCCCTAAACGCAGGGTTACTAAGAAACTCGCTAGCAAATTCATCTACACCAAGCAATCCGTAGTAAAGATCTATAAACTCTTTATTAGAGTACTTGTTTCTATAATAGTTGTATGCTTGTGTAAGACCCTCTAGTAGTTTACGATCTGTGTCATTCTGTGGGTCTTTTAAAGCACCTAGAGTAACTGAGTGAACAAGTTCATGAATAAACAAACGTCTGAAAGAATCTAAGTCAAGACTAGCTAGTGCAAAAGGACTTAACAATATCTTTTGTTGGAATCTAGAATAACGTCCTATGCCTACTCCATCTTTAATGGGATCAAACTTCTCAGTATAAGTAGCTCCCTTAAAGAAACTTAAACCTAAGTCTGGATTCAATTCTGCTACTCTAGCAAGTTTCTTTAAAATCTCTCTCTGGTATACAGGAGTATTGGGGTCATTAACAATCTTAGTTAATGTATCAAACACGTCAGGTTTTGCAAGATCAAGATAAGGCTTAAGGTGTTCTAACTTGCTTGTTCCATCAGAAGCTTTTAGTTCAAGCATCTCCAACTCATAGGATTGCACCATATCCATAGTCTTACCATTACTATAAGTAATAGGGGTAAGTCTATAAGTACGTTGCCCAATAGGTACACTGGGGTCTACAACTTCTATCTCAAAAGCAAATGAATTATAATCCTTAGTATCCTCAATAAACTGTTCTAACTGAGTTACGTTGTATTGTTCATCTAAAGTCATCCCATGATCATCGTAGAATCTTTGAACTTCTTTTAAGTAAGAAAGTTGTCTAGGTCCTACTTGTATTCCAGACAAAGCCAAGAAGTTTTCTACATCAGGCTCAGGATTAGGGCTAATACTCTTTCTAGATTTTAGTAATCCCCAAGACCTATCTTTAGCATTATTATAGACTGCATCTAGAGTATCCTTTACATATTGATCATCAAAGTCTAGTTGGGTTAACATATAACCCAACAACGAAGGATGTCTTTCAGTGGATATAGGATTGTTTACGTGTATAATACAAGTTTTGCTCATTTCAAGTTTTTAGTATTTCAAATATAAGTTAATTTCCAGTTTTGCAGCGAACAGTTTCTGAGTCTGTCTTAGAGGGAGTAGAAGTCTTAGGTGCTCTAGCAATAGTCATCTGAGTAGATTCTATTACGGGAGCATTTAAACTGTCCTCTTGATAGAACTCGTCTGCATCGTAAACATCAGGATCTCCAGTAAACTCATCTTGTTCTCCAGGTAAAAGATCTGTAGTGTTAACAGGTTCTCGTTTAGCAACTTCTTCTTTGGTGTATAAAGGAAAGAATTTATCTACTTCATTTTTTGGCTTCCCTTCATTTAACTTTATAGAAATAGTAATATGATCTGTTAACAAGCTAGCTATTGGTGAGTTAAATTTATCTTCCGCTTCATTGTAGGAAGTCTTCATCGCTTTGAGAGTCTCAGATAAACCTGCTGCTACATCAATATAAGATTGAATAGGTAGATAAGGTTGGATACTTCTATAACGAATGTTGAATCCTTGACTCACAATGGTTGCATTAGCCACATCACTAAAGAACTGTACTACCTCTGGATTAGGGTGATTCAATCCATCCATAAAGGCTTTCTGAACTGCGTCTACTGTATCAGGATCTTTCTCATTAGTCTTCATAGTAATGTAGAAGCGATCACTGTTTTTAATATCGGTAGTAGTAAAGTTACTTAAGAACAAGTTATTACGACTGAAGTCTTTTAGCTCTTGGTTTTTGTTATCTCTAAATAAACGAATAAATTCACTCTTTAGATTATTCTTTGAACTCTTTTTAAAGAACCCTGCTTCTCTTCCATACTGTCTATAAAGTGCTCTAGTCTTATCTGTTCCATACTCTTGGATAAGAAGATGCATGAAACCATTAAATACAGTGTTAACTTCTTTAAGTTTCTTTTCTGTACCCCAGAAAGTCTTACTCTTTAACCACTCTTGTATGTTATCTTGTATTACAGGAAGACTGACTACATCAAACAACTGACCAGAGATAGTTAAAGCATCGTCAACAATATTAAATGGAGACACTACACTGTTGTTAAGGATCTTATCTACAGCATCATCGTTAAATTTATTTCTTGCTTCCTGTACTCCATACTGGTTACTGAAGAAATCTGTAATACTTCTGTAGGAATTTGTGTTAAAGTCGACATTTGCAGTAAGTTTAAGCAAACTATCATTCTGTTCTTTAACAATCATATACTGGGTCAAGAAAGCTACCTGAGCTGCTAACTGAGATTGAGCTTCTCTGTCTCCCTTTTTTGCAGTCTCATTAATAGCATCAAATGCTTTACGATCATTCCTTACATATGGAGGATAATTCTTTTCACTAAAGTTTACTAGGTGTTTACTAAAGTAATCTGTGTTAAGAATCATAGTAATAGTCTGAGCCATATCAACCATAGTAGGCATAGATTCTTGCATAATAGGTTTGATACCAAGAGTCTTTAATCCGTCTAGGATATAAGAGGTAGCCTTTTTACTCTTCTTACCTAGACTAGCTCCTACATCACCTACTTTAGAACTTCTTAGGTAATGTTGAATGATAGGTTGGTTAACAAGAAGAATAGCATCCTCAATAGGAGTACCGTTAAGCACCATCTGTAGGATAATAGGAGTACGTATTTTATCAGAGTTGAAGTAATTGATCCAGTCCTCTCTCTCAATATCTACGTGCCCGTTAATGAACTCATTGATTACATCAGAAATAAGATTATTATTATCTGCATCAAGGTAACCTCCCAAAATTATTGATCCATTTACATCTTTGTTTGCCTTTAAGTAGTAGTTATTAGATAAGAAGCTATCAGTAAACTTTAATCCTGTTTGCTGGAATAACTTATGCAAAGCATTCACTTTAGCATCTACGCCCAACGACTTCTTACCTAATGTATTTTCATTAAAGATTTGTACAGAAGTCATAGGAGAGAACATAAAGCTTCCGCTTATATTACTTGCAGTTCCTCTCATCTTTAAGTACCTATTTGCAATAGCTGGAAGAATAGTGTTAGCATTAGGTTTAGTAAATCTAGAGTACAGTGCAGGCTCAGACAATACGTCAGAGATAACACCAATCATTCTATTAGAAGATATGTTCTTAATATTCTGAGGAGTATAAGCCTGTAAACTATTAAGATCTTCGTTAATTGACTTTAGGTTAGCAAGTGTAGTTACAAGAGTAGGATTCTGTTCTTTAAGTTGCTCAATACGTGCGATCAACATTTTTATACGTAGGTGAGCACCCTCTACCAAAGGATCATCGTAAGAAGCCTTTCTAGTAGATAAGTCATAAAGAACACCTTTTAAGTTTTTGATGTCTTGCTCGTACAAACCTTTTACAAAGTAAGCACCAGTGTTGTTAAGCAATTCTTTAATTTCTTTCTTTGCTTGGAGGTTAATAACACGTTCCCTGATGTTATTTAACATGTCATTAGTAAAGTCAGAAGAATCTACTATTGCATCATCTATCAAGTTACCATTTTCATCCAGCTTTGGCTCATACATAAACAATTTATCTATGTCAAAGTCAGATCCAGACTTAGTTACAATTGAAGGAGGAACAATGATTACAGGACCTGCACTAGTAGGTAGGAATTGTCTTACTCTAAAGTATTCCATAGAGTTAAATCCTTGTACAGGAATACGTACACCTACGATAGTAATCTTGTCAGAATGTTCCGCTACCCAAGCATCGTCCATCAATGCTAAGTTTAATCTATCTAGAGTTCCAATACGTTGTCCTTCAAACTCTAAGTTAAGTAAGGCCTGATGCTTTTTAGGATTAAAAGAGATTTTAATATCTGCAGGTTGAGTCTTTCCGTTTTGTACACGGTAATCTCTTAAACCTGAAGTTCCATGTTTAGCTACTTGTTCTGCAGTAGGTTTAGTAAAGCGAGTCCCTAAGTTATTGAATCCAGAAGAAGCCAATTGAATGTACGCCTCACCAAACATCTTAGGTCTGAGTACACGCTTAGACAAAGCAGAAGTAATCACACTTTCTACTAGGTTACGTTGTGCAGAACCATCTAAAGACCTAGCAAAACTATTCTCGTCTAAACTATCAATATAAAGGTATACAGAGTTAGGGATGTCTTTCTTATCGAACTCCTTAAACAACCAGTTCTTAAATGCTGGAACAGAGAATGAGATAATGTTTCCTTCGCTGTTAGTTTCTGCCTCAATCTGAGTGTAGATTTTAGCTTTCTCCGCATTTACAATATTCTGAACCATTGTAATGAATGTACTCTGAAGTGCATCCATTTTATCTTTGATTCCTGCAAACTGTGGATTGATTTCTCCATCTACATAGAAGTCTCCAAACAACAATTTAACTAACTGGGTAGACAATGTTGCTTCTCCCTTAAACTTAGGAGCTATGTACTGTTGTCTACGGAGTCCTTTAATTGGGAAAGTCAAAACACTCTCAGAGGGTATCTTAGTGACACTCAAAGACTCCCCTTCTTTGTAGAAAGGCAAAGACTCTACAGGAATAGACATTTTGTTACCTGAATCAAATGTAGCAAAGTCTACACCCTTATCAAACATATCCAACATAAAGCCCTCTAAGTCTGTATCAAATACAACAGAAGGAAGTAAGTTAAATACAGAGTACTTTCCTAATGATACGTATTTAGTATTCTCTAGAGGAGAACCATAGTAACCCAATTTCAAAGAGGTAAGAATACCTTTGTTTGCTTGACTGATAAGCTCCAGTACTTCCTGCTTAGTTCCTTTGTTGGCCCTGTATGCTTGAATTGCTTTAAATACTTTTACTTCATGGTTGTAAGCGTCCTCGAGTTCTGAAGGCCACTCTCCAATAGAGTTTAGATAGAAACGAATAAAGTCAAGGTTAGCATAAGCCTGAGCATCTGCTTCTTTCTTTTGACTAAACATCTCATCCAAGTTTAATTTAATCTCCTCGATTGCTTCTTTTGTTACTTCTGCCTTTCTAGCTTTACTTGCGTTTTTAGGAAGAAGACTAAGCTTCCATTGTACAAAACCATCTTCAATTTCTTTTCTTAAAACGGTTGACTGTTCAGGAGTGAACGAAGGTAGATCTTTAAACTGTACGTATTTAAAGTTTTCATCGTAATTCCTAGATGAACCTTTTCTTTCTTTCTCAAGTAAACGAGCGTACTTAGGATCTGTGTTCCAAGACAAGAAAGTCTGGTCATCTAAGTGTGGCTGCTTACCTGGAGATATAGATGCACCCAAACGCTTAAACAATTCACGCCAGTTGTTGTCCTCTGGATTTACGTTAAAGTTAGATGGATCTCCTACTATAGTATGAACGTACTCTATTTGGTGAACATTATAGTTAGCCAAATAGTGAAGTATCATTGCATTGATGTTTTCATCTGTATACTTGATACTAGGATCATAGTTGAGCTTACTAAACTCAGCAGCAAAACTTGCTTGTTTACCTTGAGAAATAATCTCTGCAAGACTACTACGGAAGGTTGTAAGTTGAGAACTGTAAAATCTTTCTACATTACCTACAAACACACCGTACTTAGTATCACGACCAGGTGCAAACAAAGTACCTACAGCATCAAGAAGCGACTCTTTAGAATCTGCTACTCTTACTAATTCTTTTAGTTCTGTTTGAAGATCTTCAGGTAGGATATCTTTAAATATGATAAAGTTGAATCCTCTTCTTTCTTTAGCAGTAGACTGTGCTCTATCATCAAACATTCTAGATAATTCAAAGTCTAAGTAGTCTCTCATTTGAGTTATTACACTACCTGCCAACATGGCCTTACCATCTTCCTTATTAGTAAACTCGTCTCTCTTAAAGTAAGTACGTTCAGAGATGTTACCTTTAATCCTAGTAGCAAATGAACTACTCTTAGCTCCTACCCTTATGTTTTCAAAGGTAGCGTCTTTCAAGAATCCTAAGAAATCTTGAATTAGTTTACTATCAGCTGAAAGGTTTGTAGTCTTCTTACCATCCATATTCCCTACCTGCATACCAGAGAAGTTAATTACTTCTAAACTAACAGGTTCTCCAGCTTGGTTCAATCTACGATTTCCTGACTCATCAAATATTTTCTTAAACCATGCACTGTACTTGGGAAAGTTATTAGATTCAATATTAAGATGCCCAGCTAACTCATTGATATTTCTTACGTTATTAATCTCTTCTACAGTACTAAGCATGTGGTTCCACTCACGAATAGACCACTCTAAGTTATTCTCGATACTTAAGTAAGAAGCAGAGTTAGATATATTATTAAATGACTCTACAGTATTATAGAAGTTTCTTCTTTCGTTTTTAAAAGTAGTAATACCCTTAAAGCGATCTACATAGAATTTCTTAATAGGATCGTTTGCAGAAAGTTTACTAAGTTCAGACTGTAATGCTCTAGATATATCACTTGTCCAAGTTGCAGTAGGACCTGAGGTAGCTCCAGGTACTACATCTTTTAACTCTTTGTTTGTAGAACGGTTAATCATGTCTACTAAAAGCATCTTGTTTATAGCAAGCTTTGACATGTAGTTAATGTTCTTCAGTGCATTTGGAGTAATCTTTGGATTTGCTTTGAAGTTAAATTCTCCCTTTCTATTAAATAGAGTTGCTTCAGGAACGTTATTATATAAATCTATCCCAAATACTTCCTTAAAGAAACGGAAAGTAACTTGATCTGTAAAAGGAAATAACTTCTCGTAGTCATCTAATACTGACTTAATATCAAAAGTAGGAAGACTAATATTGTTTATGTCTGTGTTACGATATCTTCTAGAAGAGTTCTCTACGAAGTCTTGGTCAAACAATTCAATCAAAGCTCCTTGAGACAAAGTATTCTCCATAAAAGTACTTGCCTTAAGAGAAATCTTAGGAGCATTTTTATCTGTACTTTTTTCTACAGTTGCTCTAATGTTCATAGGAACAACAGTAGGCATAGAAGCAAATTGCATAAACTGTGCTTTTAAAGCTTCCTCAGCTATCGAAAGAGCACCAGTAGTACTAGGCATCCGACTAACAAAATATTGTAGCTGTGGAGACAAATCAGAAGCTTCAGTTAAAACTTCAATAGCTCTGCTATAATTAGTTAGACCACTTACCTTATTTAAAATTAAGTTTTTATTTGTCAAGAAGTCTCCTACCAAAGGAAGACCTAGAATGTCTCCTACTGCTTGAATAACTTCACCCTTCTCGTTTCTTTTTAGATCAGGAAGAGTTTTAATCAGTTCTAGGATTTCAGGAGAAGCTAGATCCATAGGATTAACAGACTCTTTACCTTTAGAGTCGTAATCATTTCTACTACGTTCTTCTTCGTTTACTTCGTCTAGTTGCTCATCTACGTCTTTAACATCTTCATTAGAGGATGTTTTAAGAACATTACCCTTAGAAAAACTTTTATGATAAGCGACTATCTCAGGCCACTTATCCTGTCCGTTTTTATTATAAACTAAAGGAACCAGAGAGTTGATACGTTCTTCTATGATTTCGGCAGAAGCAGGATCTGCTGTCTCTAACTGTCTATTGTAGTTTTCAATAGCAGACTCAATAGCAGTTTTTACTTGATCATATATTTGAGGGATAATTTTTTCTTTCTGTTCATTACTGTTAAAGAAAGAAGCATTAATACCCATCCTATCCAATGCTGTATTAAAGTAGTAGTCTATAGCACTAAGTATCTCAGCACCTTCTAGAGAACTGTACTCAAAAGGAATCTTGTTTCCTTTGTTATCAATTACCTCTAAGTTTAAGGCTTTACTTCTGTTAAGTTTAGTGTGTTCTATATTTTCTTCAGAGTAAGTAAAGTCTGTCAGGTTTCCTCTATAGAGCTTCTCAAACAATTCATCAATAGGAGCCTTCTCCTCAACGATCTCACCCTCAGGAGTAACAGTAGTTGTTTTTGTAAATAGATTGCGTAAGAAGTCCATTACACGTTGGAAGAACGTTCTTACAGGTTCTTCTAGTTCAGGTTCTTCTACTTCTAAACTTTTAGCTAATCCATAAGATCTAAACTCTTCTGCAAGGACTTCTTCTATTTGACGGTTAGTCAAAGAATAATAAGGAAGTTCTACTCCTCCCATAGTAATAGTACCAGGACGAGATTGAATCATATTATACAAAGCAGCTCTCTCTGCCTTACTCAAGAACTTCTGAGTAAACTCGTGGAATGATTCGTGATACAAGTCGGTAAAGTCTGATCCACGATACAAAGTAATTGCAGACTTAGTCCACTGTGCAAAAGCTTTTTGGTTTACTATGTTACTCATGTTAACATAGGTAGTGTACTGTGCTAAAGGAGACCTAGCAAACCACAAGTAAGCGTCTAGAAGCTGACGACCTGTAGGTTTGTCAATTGTACTATCAACTTCATTATCAATCTGTTGTAACAGTTCTCTACTTACTTGTTGAAGTTCTTCTGGTCTAAATGTTTCTGCTTTGAATCCTTGATTAACCTGAGATATAATCTTACTTGCTAAAGCGTTCAAGTCTCCTCCGTTATTAGAGATATAGGCATGAACAACTTTACTTTGTATAAAAGAATTAAAGGTGTCAAACTTAGGATACTGTTTCTTAAACTTTTTACTAAAAGTAACTGCTACAGCAAAAGTTGCTTTAGCCTCATTTCCTTGATACTCGTTTAAGAAAGTGTTATAGATAGGGTTATCTACAACTGACTCTTTTTTATTCTTAGTAATTACCTTTTTACTAAGGGGATGACCTTGGTTTCTATTCCAAAGAAAATATGCAAAGTCTTCTCCAACAATTTCTTTTAGAGAATTAAACTCTCCACGAATAGACGGTATACTAAGGTTTGGACAAATCATTCTTTTTATTTTAAATTAAATGTGTGTTATACAAATATAAGTCATTTACAGAATTTAGAAACCTAAGTATCAAAGCTTAGGTTTCTTTTTTATCTGATCTTTAACTTGTTTAGCTGGATTGATACAATCCTCTTTTGCTTTCTGTGCTTCTTGAACTTCATCTTCATCAAAGAGTTCTCCTGTACTCTGACTATTAAGTCTGTCTGCTAATGACTGTTTAGGTGCAACAGGTTGCTTAAGTGCAGGATTCAAGTATTCTTCTTTAGACATTGACTCAAAGTTCTCAGGACTGTTTCCTCGGAATACTCTTAAGGGATTATACCTAAACTTAGTTCCTCCAATTCCTTCTTCCTTACGCATTAAGATTACAGGAACTTTCTTTCCCCCTTCCAACTGAACAGTAGCTAAGATAAAGTCTCCCTCTACTTCTGAGTTATATGGAACTATTCCAGGAATAAGATTGGTTGTTTTACCTACGGTTTCTAGTTTTCTTGTTACAATCTGATAGTCTACAGAAGCAGGATTATCAGACATAGTTTGTACTGCCTGCTCATAAATCTCTTTAGTCAAGAAATTTACGAATGCATTATAGATTCCATAAGCCTGTGCAGTAGGACTTCCCTTTGCGTAGTTGACAGCATCCATGTAAGTAATTGCTATAAACTCGTCTATAGTTTTTCCTGGTGTAGGTTGTACTTGTGGTGCTCGGGGAGCTACAACAGGTTTAGGAGTAATAGGTTCAGGAGTAGGTTGAACTTTTGGTAATAGATCTGACGCCCTCTCTACAAAGTTTTTTGGATCAGGATAAACTACTTTATTTACAGGAGACAATAATTCTCCAGAAGAAGTTACAGGGAATGTATGTGTATCTTTTATATACTCAACGTAAGACTGTTTAGTGATCTTAGGTTTACCATCTACTAAAGATACTCTCATCATTGTCTCACCTCCTTGAAGCATCTTTTTATCCAACTTGTAGAAGCTTTCTTTTAAGAACTTTACAAAGTCTTCTTTTGTCAACTTAGTATTTACAGGCTTACCATCTTTGTAAACAGTTCTTATTATATTGAATGGATACTGTACTGCTTCTGTTTTACTTGGGAAGTTTTTATTAGGGAAGAAGTGAATACGATTCTTTTTGTCTACTTGGTTAATCAGACTTACTAAGTAGTTCTCCAATCCTTCGACAGTTCTGAACTCTGCAGGAAGAGTTTCAGAGAATAACATTTCAGCAATAGCTTCTGCTTCGTTCTCGTCTATATTAGTGTTACTTAAAATAACAGGAGTACCATTGTTATTAAAATAGACTCTACCTAACTTAAAGTTAAATCTCTTACCAAAGATTGATTGACCTACTTCAGTTGCAAGATCAAAGTCTTGAATACCTGCACTATTAATAGTCTCGTCGTTTAATTCATTTGCTTTTTTCTGTTCTGCACTTTTGAATACCACTCCTTCGGACACTGTGTAGTCTGTATCAATAAAAGCGTCTGTATTCTGAGACAAGTATGCTTTCAGTCTTGCTAGTGTGTTTGAGTTATTAGCATGCTCTTGTTTAAGTGCCTCAGTACCTACTCCAGCTTCTTTATATTCTTCCTCAATTCTTTCTGATACTCTGCCTTCTGCAGGAAAGTTAAGCTGTAGAGGATAGCCTTCAAATAGATTTAAGTTACCATCTGCATCGGATGAAGTAATAGATACTGTAGATTCCTTTGTGAATCCCTTACCATTATTAGCAACAAAGTATGCTAACGCAGCACGATCAAAGTACTCTTTGCCTAAGAGACTATGCATAGGCTCAAGGATAGCATCCTGTTCTTCTACGCTTTTAGCATTCCATTGTTCAGCAGTAAGAATAGTATTATCAAACATTGCTTCGATAGTAGCAAAGTCATCTACCAATTGTTCTTCTGTTTTATCAGGAAACTTCATAACTAAGAACATCATTGCTGTTCCTTTGCGACTTTGTATTCTTACTTGATAAGGTTGGTCTGCAATCTCTTCTATTGCTCTTGCATTTCTTATGTCTGCAGGATCTGTTCTTCTTTGGTCTGATCTACTAAACTCTACCCCTACACTTCTTATAGGACTAGCCAAGAATCTAAGTCTAGCTAGTCTTATTTCTAACTGGGAATCAAGAGTCTTGTTCTTAGCAATTACCTGTGGGAACTCCGTAGAAGCATCAGGGTTTGTTAGATTAGTTTGGGTAGGAGTAATAGGAACATTAGGAGGTACAAGAGAGGGAGTAGCTGCTGTAGTAGTTGCAGTTGCTATAGGTCCTTCAACCAACTCTTCTCTTACAAACCTAGTAGCCATGTACTTAAGTAAATCCAATGAGCTTACTTTGTCTTGTACTGCATCAAATTTTGTATTGTTCTTCTTACGAAGTTCTATATCTTTCTTTAATGCTTCAATTAAAGTATTAATCTCTTGAACAAACTGTGGTTCAGTAATTTGTTTTTGAGTGAACTGTCTCAACAAATTGCTAACTTGAGCATTCTCTTTAGAGTTCTGGCCAAACTTAACTTTTGTAGTATTAATCAAAAATTCTAAAAACCTTTGATTAGCCTCTGTCGGATACTTTTGTTTAAAATTACCGAGTATCTCTTTATAACGCTTACTGTACTTATCTGTTACAGGAGATTTGCCTGACTCATCTACAGGTTGTGCAGCATCTTCCTCAGTAGGCAAAGACTCATTAAATTCTTCTACATCTTTTGTCTCTTCATCAGTTAAGTCTGTGTCAGGAGTAGGTTGATCAGACATCTGCATAGATCTTACCTGAGCTCTTCTTTGTATGAATGCTTCTCTTGCTGCATCAAGTTCTTCCTTAGTGTATTCTATACCAGGAAAAAGTTTATTGACACTGTCAACATTGTAAGCATAACTAGCATTAATTGGTGCTACGTTATCTAGGAATATACCCAAAGCAGATAAGCGTTGTTCTGGAGTAGCAGCAAGTAAACTTTCTAAAACTTTAATTTGACTCTTCTGCAAATTTTCATCTGCTGTCTTAGCCATATCCTCGTTAATAAAGTCTCTGTTCTCTTCTATTTGATTACGCATTTTGGTAATCTGATATAGATTAAGACTTGCTTCAACTCCCTCGTAATCGAAGTTCTCTATCTGTTGTTCAATAGAGTTTCTTCCGTTGTCATCTCTTTGATTTACTAACTGATCAAAACGTTCTCCGTAAGCATCTAATAGTCTCTCTCTGTTAGCAATCTGAGCTTTATCTTTATAGTTACCTTTTAACTTAAGATAGTTTATATCTTGTTCTAGATTAAGGCGAGATTGGATAAGTTCATTAGGATCTTCTATCTTATCTAGGTCTAAAATCTTTTCATCATAAGCGTCTGAGATTACTTTAGCCTTTTCATCCTCTGATAGATTAACATACTTCTCAATACGTTTTTGAGTTTTTAGAATGTCTGTAGTTACTTTCTCCAGTTCTGCATCTAAGTCAGCCTTTGTGTATTCAAAGTCTTTTTCTCCTAAGATTCCTTTTTCTTTTAGTACACGCTCTTCGTCTTGGGTAAGTTCTTTCTTATTTAAAGTCTTAATGTTAGCCCTACGAATAGTCTGATACTCCTTAATGAGTCCTTCTACTTTAGATAAAGTTTCTGGAGTCTGTTCTTCTCTGTTAAGATTACCTAATTCTCTACGGATAGAAGACATTCTCTCTCTACCCTTAGTATCAATTTTATCAGCAATCTTACGACTAGCAAATACTTGTCTCTCCTGTTCAGTTAATTGATCGTAATCAATGTTAACTAATTCATCTTGTCTTAGGTGATTAATGTAGTACTTATACTGTTCGTCTTTATCTTCTAGTAAAGTCTTAGCATCTCTGATATTCTCGTAACCAAATAATCCCTTAAGGATAGCGGCTTTTCTATTTACTTCTAGTACAGACTGAGAGTATTGTTCATCAGATAAAGAGCCTTTATTATTTAATTCTTTAAGTTTAGCTTTAAACAATTCAGGGTTGTTAGCGGCTTCCCAATCTGCTTGATTCTGTACATGGGTTTTGTTACCAGAAGCAAATCCTTGGAATCCTGTGGTGATACCTGAGTAAATAGAACCTGCAGCAAATGACTCAACAAATGTATCAAGCATTGCTTCGCCAGTAACTTCTGTTTTATCTCTTCCTACAAACTCCTCTGGCATCACACTTCCTTCAAGCAAAGCATTTCCCAGTAGAGAGAGTTCTTCTTCTAAAGCCTCTACTGCATTTTGTTTTGCCCCCATAACAACAAACTGTTTAGTGGAACTCATGTAGTTCCTTAAGTTGTCACTAAACTTCATCTCTACACCAGCAGCACGCTTAGCAGAAGTTGTTAGATCAGCCTCAAATCTTTTAAACTTAAGTGCTCCAATATCAGGAAATCCAATACCTTCTGTAAGACCCTCTACAATAGCTTTACCAGAACCTCTCTTAAAGTAGTTACCTCCCCACTTCTTTTCTTCTGCAATCATAGAAGGCATAGTGTTGGCTGTAACTGTCAAGAAGGTAGCAAGTCTATCTGCGATGTTAAGTTCTCCACCTATTAAAGGAGTACTCTTAGGTAATACACCAACTTTGTTTAGTCTCTCGTACCCTCTTTCTAAAGAAGCAGCAGCTCTTGATACAGTACCTAATGATGACGCTCCAGCAACTCCTCCTACAATACCTCCTACCAAAGAACCTGTAGCAAGTGTAGGAAGCATTTGAGCAGTCATATGTAATCCTGCTTCAGGTATAGCTGCGAAGTTAAATCCAGTAGAACCATCTTCTTTTTCATACATAAACTGGTTAGACATAACAGGTCTTCCCTTAGAATCGTATGATGCTATTTGGGGTTGATACAAAGCCTTTTTATATATGGCTCCTTCAAAGTCGCCCCTAAACAAAGCATTACTCAAATCTACAACACCAGCAGTCATAGCATTTAATGCTCCTCCTCTACCCGTTGAGAATAGTCTAGAAGAGGGATCTTCATATTTATTTACTCCGTATATCTTAGAGTTGTCTTTTTGTCTTTTGTCAATCAACTCTAATGACTGACGATATGAAGCAATTTTCTGCGCATTCTCTTTGCTATCAGGCTGACCTAGCAAGCCAGTAAGTTCGCCTGCAATAGAAGCCTTTAGAGAGCCTAACGTCTCATTCTCTAAGTCATACTTATAATACTTCTTAGTAATGTCGTCAGGGTTCTTAAAAGAGTTAAGAGCGTCAGCTTGGAATTGTCTGGCTTCTGGTCCTTCTCTGTAAAGATCGTTTCCCCTGGTTATAAAATTGTCTTGAAGTCTTAAACCAATAATGTCATCTAGTGCATTCTGAGGAGTAGGAGAAGACAGTGCCTTTTTAAGTTTAGCGTTTAACTCATCTGGAGACTTAAAACTAGTTAAAAGGTTTTTACCAAAGGCTTTATAATCAACTTCGTTTACGTGACCTTTTACATTACTTAATAAGTCTGTAGGAGTCAACCATTTAGATATTTCACCTAAGTCACTATTGTTTTCTCTAAGCAACTTTTCCTTAGATTTCTTTAAAGACTCTGGTCTATCCATCCCAAGAGGATTCAATCTACCAAAGGCATTTAGGAAAGAGTCTCCGACTTCAGCTAAGTCAAACAAGTATTTGTTATCTTGAGCCTTCTCGTGTATGCCTTCGAGTTCTTGGTAAATCTTATTTATAGAATCTTTGTCTTGTGCTGATTCAATCCTATTAAACATAGAAGCAGCAGACTTAGCTGCAAAGTCAGGATTATCATATGCTTGCATATACAATCCTTTCAAAGAGTTTAACTTAAGATTTTTATCCTCAGCCAACAGACGAGTCTGCTGATTTTGCTGAGCACGAGAAAAAGTATTTAAAGAGTCATTTAATAACTGAATCCCTTCTTGTGAATTTTGTGCATTCAGAGAAGCAGTAGCAAGATCTCTTGTACCTCTTAGAGGATTATATCCTAGATTACCTGATGGCATAGTTTAATTTTTAATAAATTTTATTCAGGTTTTTCAAAACCTATCTCGTTAATAAGAGGAAGAATAGTACTCGCATCTTCCTTCAAGAAGTCCTTAACTCTCTGCTTTCTAATATAAGTCTTATCTCCTTCTTGTACGGTATAGTGAATCTGCTCTTCTCCTTTGTCTGCTAGTTTAGAAAGGATACCTTTTAACTTATAAAGATAGTTCTCTCTGTTATTACCTAATAATCTAGTGAGAGTAGTAGCAGATGGAACATCAATTGAGTTCTCTGCGTTTGCAAGATTCAAGACATCTTGTACAGTAGACTTGTTCTTTCTTACCCCATTCTTATCAATAGAATAGTTAGGAACAATACTCTTACCATCCTCAGATAATTTGTAACCACCTAAGTTTGTAATACCGTTATTGAGTTTAGCATTCTCCTCAGGACTTAAACTAGTTAATTCACTAAAGTCTTGAATTACTTCCATGTTAGAAAGATCTTTTTCTTTAGCTACGTTAAAACCAACTAGAGAAGACTTCTTACTTGTAGATCCGTCAGAGGAAGTACTTAAGCCCATTTGATCCATCACTGCTGCTTTCTGTATGTCTATCTGAGCTTTAGCTTGATACTCTCCGATATTAAGAGAACTCTTGTATGCTTCTAGTGTGTATTTGTTCTCGTTAAGATCAGACTCTACTTGTTTATAAGCGTAACCCTCTGCTGCATCAAAAACTTGGTTATCAATAAGATAAGAAACCAACTCAGACTGATCTATAGTGTCGGGTGTCTTACTTGCCTTAGTTGCTGTAGCATCCCTAAACATCTTAGCTTTTTTAATCTCTGAGTCTAGACGTAAAGTAGTAGGATCGTTCTCACCTAACTTGCTTGCTGCAGTACTTCTCTTAGCTTCTAAGTCACTAAGTTGTCTGTTGTAAGCGTCCAAGTTAGTTTGTTGAGACTGTTGCCAGTTACTAAAAACATTATCTTTACCTCTCAAGTCTAAAGCATATTCAGCATCCAAACGAAGTTGTTCTTGTTCCTGTGGAGTAAGAGAAGACATGTAGGCTTTCATAAAGCGATCTTGGTCTACTCCTGAAATCTTTTGCTTTGTTATCCAACGTCCATCTGGACTTTGTTCATAAACAGTCTGGATATCTGGTTTAAGTTCTTTCTCAAGTTCTCCCCATTTCTTTACTACACCATCTGCATAAGGCTTATACTGACTATAGCCAAGACTAGATCCTACGTTAGGGTCATCCATCCAAGACTTTATGTTTTTAAAGTAAGCGTGGTCATTAGAAGGAGACTTAAACTTTGGATCAAGTTTTTTGTACTCTTCCATCATCTTAGAATAATTCTTAGAAGACTGAACTGCTTTAATTAAATTAGAATCGTTCTCAAAAGGCTTTCCAATATTTAATACCGCTTGAACATTAGACTTATTAGAGAAATCTAAGCCTGCACTACTATTAATAGACTTTACTAGACTAGCCATAGACTTATCAAAGTACTCTTTGTCTTGATCCTTAACTAGTTCGGATCTTATTTGACTGTAGGTATCTATTTGTTTTTGTACTAGGCTTCTTCCTTCATCATACATCTCCTGTTTCTTAACAGCAAGTTTAATCAACTCGTCTGCTGGAAAAGGAGAGATATAATCTGGGTACTCGAACTTAGTGTGTTGTGCTGAAATTGGCATAGTTATTATTTTTTATACATGCCTTTTTTGGCAGTAGTTGGTTTAGAATAAGAAAAATTACCTGAAGGCTTTAACTTAAAGTTCCCCTCAGAGTCAACATCAAAGTTAGTAATTAAGTTAGTAATAAAAGCATCTTTAAGATTTTCTTCCTGAGTAAACAAACCCTTTTTATTTACTAAACTAGAAATTGCTGACTGCTTTTCTGCAGACTGTGCATCTCTTGCTTGACCTACTAGATTGTTATATACTTGATCAAATGCTCCTTGATTTAATCTATCAGCACTAAAACTCATTTCTGCATTAGCCATGTCTGCTTGAGAACGTGCTTGAGCATCATAGTTTTGTTTAGCCTGGAAAGCTTTTTGCTTAGCGTCCAATCCTGCAATATAAACCTCCAAAGGATCAGCACCTGCTCTCATAGTAGCAGTTCCCATGTTATCAATGTCTTGAAGTTCACTCTGGATGTTCAAAGTCTGAGGACGAACATAAGGAGCATCTATTTCTGGAATAGCATAAGAGTAAATCTCTTGTGCTTGAGCAAGTCCCATAGCTTCAGGTATAGCTTGATACAAAGGAAACTCTCCTCTGATATATTGATTGTCTACTGCACCTGTAACAGAATTATAGGTAGGGGGAGTAACTGGTTTTGTTGGAGGAGTTTTTGGAGTCTCTGGATCTTTTGGTTTTCCTTTAATAGCATCATAGTGCTCAAAACCAAATCTAAAGTCATTACCTAAGTCAGGTCTAAACTGTCCTTCAGGTAGATACTTAGTAAACCCTTGATAGAACTTTTGTCTGAAGTCTTTACTATTATATAAACCAGTTGGGTCTTCAATATTATAATCATTAGGGTTAATTCCCACTAACTCAAATGCTTTCTTACGAACACCTAACTCATCCATCTTAGCTGCAGCTTCTGGTCCCAACTCTTCCTCAACAATTCTTCTTTCGTAATCTTGAGGAGTAAGACCTGCATAGTATCCTTCGTATTGAGCTGATTGTCCTTTTAATTTAGGGTTAGCTGTCTGTACTAGATTCTTATACCCTTGAGTATTAGCAGCCGCTGCAATTTCTCTTAATTTACTTGAAGGTAATCCTTCAGGCACTTCTAATCTCCATGCTCCTTTTCCTCCACCTGCCTGAGGGTCCCAGTTAACATACTCCTGAAGATTCTTAGGAATACCTGCCTTAGATGGAGGAGTACCTCCATCTGCCATGTTAGCAGTAATCTTTGCTTGCACATAACCAGGAAGAGACTTAAACCCGGGGTTGTTAATACCTGCCCCATTCTTTGCTTCTACCTCTCCATTAGAGTTACCATTAAGAATCTGTTGATCTCTAAACAACTCATCTAGGATCTTTTGATTACGCTGCATCATTAAGCTTGCAGTATCCTTATCTACCTGTTTAGCAAAAGGATTTTCTAAGGTCTTCTTATATGAGGTTATATCGTAATTCTTAGCAATCTGAGCAAAGGTCTTCTTAGATCCTTCTGGCTTTAGATTGTTAGAGTAGACACGAGTTTGGTCAGGTAGATTTGTAGGAATACCTCCATTACTATGAGAAGGGCCTGAAGCCATTTCTGTTTCTAGGTTTGGAAGCTGGATGTATTCTCCACCTTCAATTTCTACATCGTTCATGCCTTCACTAGCATAACGTTTGTTTATTTTTGCACCCATTTCTGCTTTAATTGTAGGTTGATACTCTGTACCTCCACTTGTCGTACGCCCATACATATAGTTGTAGTCGTATACGGGTTTAGAGTTTCTTTGTTGTATTGATTCGTTAAACTTACGTTGATTTTTTAAGTCTTGATTATATGTAAGAGCTGCATCTATTCCAGTAAGTCCTAAAGTAACAGCATCTCCAAATTCTGAATTAAATTTAGGAAACTTAAATTGTTTTTTAGGATCGAACTGAGACTCAACCTCATTGCTTATATCTTGTGCCTTCTGTACACTACTTGGAGTACTTGTTTCGTATTCCCCTGATTGAAGTGCCTGTTCTTGAGTAAGCATGTTTTCAAACATACGATTACCCAAAGGACCCTTTTCTTCTATTGGATTAATAGAAGGTTCCTCAAAACTCTCAGCAGAGATATCTAGTTTTCCAAATTTCTTCTCGTACTCTTTTTTCGTTTTAGGAGTACCTACTCCCATCATATCAGGAGTAATAGGTTTTAGTTTATTAGCTATCTCCTCAATGGTCGGATAACCTTGGACAACATCTAGACCCTGACTAGATACATTATCTACAGGTTCTGCCATACCATCCTTAGCAAATCTTTTAAATAAGTGACTTCTTAACATGTTTTAATTATTTATGTTATTAACATAGAAAGTTAATAACTGCTTGAGAATAAGCTAGTTATACAAATATACAAGATTAATAAAAAAAAGCAAGGGAGAATTAACTCCCTTGTCCTCTGCTTTTTTTAAGATAATTTTTGCTAGACTTTAACTTTGAAGCTTTAGTCTTTGCTACAACTCCCTTTCTTCTGATCTTTGGTTTAACTTTAAACTTAGAAGCTGTAGAGGTTGATTTTGATTTAGATGCTTTAGGTGCCATATATTTAGTTTTAGTTTTAGTTTAGTCTTAACACTTCCAACGCCTACGTGCTTGTCTGATTCTGCTATTAGGATCATTCTGTGTAGCCTGTGAAGATCTACGCAACTGACCTAATGAACGAGCACAGTAGGACTTTCTACGATTAGCTGCTTTGCTACCTGGCTTTACCTTACCTGTAACAGCAGTACTTAATTTGGAACCTGGGTTAGCTCTACGATAAGCCATAACTCCCTTTTTAGTCATACCAGCACCTTCCTTAGTAGGACGATAGTTAGCTCCTGGGCCTTTAATTGTCTTAGCAATAGTTCCACCCTTAGCCATGTAAGCTGCTTTAAGTCTTCCGCCAGCCATAAACTTGTATCCGTACTTAGAAGCATCTTGTCTAGCCTCAGATACATTTCCTTTGTTAGCTGCTACAAATCTAGCCTTAGCAACACTGGTAGGCATTTTGCCGCCTTCAGCCATGTTACGTTTAATCTTACGTTCTTGCTTAAGCATCTCTGGAGTAGGTTTCTTTCCAGAACCTCTCTTGGCACGGATGTTATCCCACAATCCTCTTTGTGAGTAAGATCCGTCTTTACGTTTTATCATCTGTTTCATTTTTTTACTTTTGATTTAGCTAAGAATGAAGGTAAACTATACTTTACTTTCTCTCTGTTAAATTGTTTAGCGAGTTGATTAGCTAATTGTAATCTATTTTTTTTATCTTTTACTCTACGAAGAATACTTGCTACCCCATCAACCATTTCTTTATCATCATCATGATCCCTCTCTCCTCCCTCACTGAATGACTTACTATATCTAAATCCTACACCATAGTTGATAGGTTCTTTTGGAGTGTAGTTTACATTACCATAAACAGAAAGATTAGGATTAACCTGATAATTACCTGAAACCACTGAGTTTACTAACTTACTCTTATCAAAGTTAGCTTCTGCATCTACGTTTAATCTATTACCCATAATAGAAGCCCTAACATTTCCTGGAGTATAGTCTACATTAAAGTTTCTATAAGATGCTCCAACACTAGGAGTAATGTAATTTTGCTTACCTGATAGGATATTAGTAGACCCCTGCAGTTTACCCCTTAATGATTTAAAGGAAGGAGAATAAGAATAGTCTACACTACCATCAGGAGACACATTGTCTACGGATACAGAACCTCCGTTAGGCATTTTTCTTCCTGGATACTTATAAGGCTTAGCATTAGCTATATTATAAATATCATTTACTACACTAAGAGTATTTGCTTTCTTACCAGGTACAAGATCTAATCCTTGATTATAGTTATCGTTACCTGCTGCCCTCATCATAGAAATAGCATTAAATCCTTTTCCTACAGGTCCTGGAATATAAGACCCAAGATCTACCCCCAAATCAGTGTAGAGACGTTCATAATTAGGACTAATAATATCTCCTACTTTTGGTTTTATAGCAGGTTTAGGAGATGGGGTGTCTGTATACTGATTCTGAGACCTAGAGTACGGAGTGTAGGTAAGACCTCCATTAGGCATCTTACGCTTCTTAGAATTCTTATATGCACCCTTAAGTCTTGAACCTGAGGGTGCATTAGAATTTGCAATTATAGAGCCGTTTACTCCTGGGACAAACATTACTTTAATTTAATTGGTGCTCTTGATGGAGTCTTTTTTGCAGCATTTTGTGCAATTACTTTCTTTGCCCATGCTGGCATCTGATCTGGAGTAGTCTTTTTAGCTACAGGTTTTCCTGGAGGCTGAATAGGTGCTCTATTTATGGGTGCTTTAGCTGGAGCAGTTTTAGGGATCATCATGTTAGCCCTAGTTGGACCGTATGTAGATCCAGCTACTGGTCTCATAGCATTCTCTTTCTGTGCTGCATCCCACTGTGAGGGGCTGTAGTTCCAAGTCTGTGAAGAAGCTGTACTTGTTGTCTTAGCTGCAGGTTTTACAGAAGAGGTAGTTGCTGCCTTAGGAGCAGATGACATTGTCTTAGACTTAATGTAAGACTCGTAAGCCTTCTGTGTTTCAGCACCCCAAGCACCATCAGCTACAATATTATATCCCTTACTACGAAGCATTTCTTGGTAAGCTTTTACTTTAGGAGATGCACCTTTAACAGTAGTAGACTCTAGATTATTCAAAGTAGTCTTAGCTGCTAAGTTAAGTGGGTCTATAGCTTTTACTTTTGGAAGAGTATCCATCTCCATACCATCTTCTCCCTTACGCATTCCTGCAAGTGTCTTAGCCAAGTTAGCTCTTTTTACTGTAGTAGAAGAGTAAGCGCCTTTATTGCTTAGTACTTTGTCACGGAAAGCAGGTACAGACATTCCAGCTTTTTTAGCTTGTGCTGTGAAAGAGCCTGGTTTCTTAATAGCAGACTGAATCCATTTACCTCCTGATTTCATTTTCTTACCACCGCAACTCATGCAAGTTGAGTAAGAATTCTTTAAGCGATTCATATAGTTTTATTTAGTTTAAGTTAGTGTAAGTTGATACAAAGTGCTAGTAATCAAACTAATTACTTCGTCAATTGAGTTTTGTAAGTGAGTATTCTCCATACCGAATACTCCACGATGTTTCATCATGTAGTCTTTCATGTAGATCAAGTGAGTTTTTGCATTCATATACTCGGATGCAGGAATTTTAAAGTTAAGTCTTTTACCTATTGTACCGAAGTAAGACTCTACGATATCATCAGTTAAGCCAATGATCTCAGTGTAGTAGCCGTCTAATGCTTTGTGCTCACTAAAAGAAGTGGTCTGCAAGTGTGCAATGTGGATGATGTCACGAGATTGGAACAACTGTCCAATTACTATCTCGGGTTTGACTGTAGTGAAAAGTTCTTTTTCTTTCATGGTATTATGGGTTGGTTTGAGTTATTTGGATTGTATTTATAAACTTGAATCTAGAGTACTGATCTTGAATCAATCTTACTTTAGCAAAGTCTGACTTAATCTTAGACTTCTGGTAAGATACAGATACAGGTCTTACACTCTTAGTGTTTGGTACTTTATCTATAGGATACTGACTTACTAAGTCACTCCACTCAGTAGACCAAAGTGGTTGGCCATTTCCTTGCGCTGCAACGTTCCAAAATCCATTAAAGGCATACAAGTGTTCTCTACGAGAGATAAGCGCTTCTATGCCCGTTGCTGTCATTCTAGGATAGGTAATCTTCTGTCTAGTGTTACCAAACTCTTCAGGAATCAACTTAATGATGCCAGAAGACTGTTCTTTGTTATAAATAATCGCCTTAGTAAAGTTTGCTAGGTTCTTTTTATTTGCAGTAGACAAAGAATAATACTCATAGTCAGAATAGTATTCTTGGATGTCTTGCATCAAAGTAACAGAGTTAACTGTAGATACTTGAGGGAATGAGTTTACATTATACTCTAGGATGTAAGGATAAAGTCTATTGTAGTAAGTCTGGTAAGTATAAATAGACAAGTTATGGTTCCAAGTAGATGCTCCTGTAGAAGTATTAATTAAAGTTTGGAAATGACCTAGTAAAGGAACAAAGAAGTTTGGAAGGAATGAATAGAAAGAAATAAAGTTCTTCAACTTAGGCGAGTACGCAACTGTCCAAGACTTATTCTCAAAGTAAGTAGGATCTCCAAAAGTAATAGTTACTTGAGTGTTACCTGACTCTAATACATACTTACGATAATTAGTGTCTGAAGTATCTGTAATATATTTAATTACAGAAGGACTTCCCTCACGATATTGAGGTTTAACTCTGTAGTCAAGTTTGGTAATAAAAACCCTCTCGTATCTTTCATCCCAACCCATTACAATACCTAATCCAATAGCAGGATTGTCTATGTCTGCATTTGGAATATCTTTGAGAATCTGGAAAGGTAAGTTTTGTTTAAACCAGTTGTAGTTGTTTTCTGTTTTAATCTCGTTAAACCCATCTCCTGTAATCTGATAGATGTGACCACGCTTAGCGTCTACCCAGAATGTTCCATACTCACACTTAACGTAAGCTTTGTGTTGAGTTCCGATATAACCTAGATCACTCTTAGCAAGATCAACAGGCTTCTGCTTAAACATTTCTGCATTACCAATCTCCAACTGATAAGGAGAGGTAGTGCTAAGGGTAATACGAGAGTTGTATACTTTAGTAGTATTCTCGAATCTAGCATACACTCTTTCGTTTTCTCCTGCATTCAAATCAACTAGACGACCACCTTGCTTAGGGAAATCGTAGAAGTTTCCTGGACGGAATACTCTCCAAGCATCTGAAAGATAGTTAGAAGAATTAGCAGGATCAGAATAGATTACACGGTTATGGTGAATAGAAAGACACTCTAAAGAAGGATACTTTAATCTGTAGGGAAGATTAGGACTTAAGTTCTGTGCAGAGTAAGTAGCATTATAGTGATAGAAGTTGTCAAACTTGATAGGTACGTTAACTTCATGCAACCATTCATCTGGAATACCATCTCCTACATTAGGATAGAAGTTCTCTTCTAAGTCGTTTCTTCCATGACGTAGATCTACGTTGATGTCTGACTCTACATAGAATACTGGAATACCGTAAGACGCTGTATAGAAGAATCCTTCTCTATCTACATCTGCAGTACTATTTGCTGCGTCAAGATTAATTTTTGGAATATAATCATTTAGTATAGAAGAGAAGGCAGTTACAAAAGCAACATTACCTGCAAGATCTGCAAGTGCTGCTGCTTGTGATCCTAAGTTAAGAAACTGAGGAGCCTTCTTTGCTGTTATAGCTAATCCTAAAGCAGTCAGAGATCCTACTATATCTCCTGCAGTAATAGACTCAGAAGAGTTACCTGCATAGTACGTAGGATACCCTAGGTTAGGATACAACCAGTAGTCAAAAGGAACGTTATCTACTTTAGCTGGTAAGTTAGCAAGGTTACGAGTAAAGAAAGAATGCTTACGTTTAAGTGCAAACTGGTTGATATAAGTATCTCCTCCAAAAGCAGGATAGAAGGTTCTCTCTACTTTTAAGTATCCAGAATCGTCTACACTTACATCAGCACTGTATCCAGTAGAAACATATTTAATATTTTCTATAGGACCATACTGATTGGGGAAGTTTCTCTTAATAGAAGAATAGTAAGCTCTAGTATTTGATTCTACAATCTTAGACGGATTATCTTCTAATCCTGCTTGAGAGATTGTAAATCTTGTTGTATCTCTAATTAAAGGGAAGTTGTTTTCTAGAGGCTCGTTTGTTTTTAGATAAACAGAAGTTTCTCTGAGTCTATTGTGTAGAGGAAAATCATCATTTAACTCAACTATTTTATCATTAGCATAGAGTCCAATATCTAATACTCTTCGTTTGTTTCCTGTATTGGGAATAGACTCATACTTAGTATAATTTCCTACAGAATTATATTGCCATGCCAACTCTCTATAAGAAAGAGACTTTTCAATCAAGTCTTTCATAATAGAGGTGTTAGTAATAATCTCTGTTACTCTACCTTCAAAGGTAGATCTAGAACCTGCTGTAGCACTGGTGTCTGACTCAGCACTTGTAACGTAAGATAAAATAGTACCAATTGACGTAGATAAAAGATTAGCCCCCTTACCAATAATTTTGTATTTAGGGTGATCTAGTACAGGAACAAAGTGACCCTTTACAATTCCATATTCTAGAGTTTCTAGTTTAAGTTCTGTGCCAATCTTAGGATATTGGAAGTGAGTATCAGGCGAATGGAAAGTAAATCTTTCTGTTCCATATAAAACAGGATTTACAAATCCACTGTGCATAGGGAAGTCAAACTCTCCTCTGTCTCCTTGGTCGTAAAACTTAGAATCTGTTTTAATGAAAGCATCAGGCCCTCTATCATTATAGGGATAGTTAGGATAGTAGTAATTCTTACCCGTGTTCTCGTCATGAAAGGTTCCTACGTCATATACAAGTCCCTTAGCAATAACTGATTTATTATTTACACGGTTACCTCTTACTAACTCATAACCACAGATAAGCTCACTAACAGGAATCTGATGATTACCATAAGTATTTAATGGATCGTAAACAGTGGTGTTGTTTACTATATTCTCAAATATTGTTTCTTGTACACGTACACCTATAGGATAGATGATTGCTTCATCATTCTTATGGATGTGTGTAATAGCACTATCGGGAAACTTGTGGTGTCTAATAGGTTGACCTGCTAAGTCTCCCCACACTTCCTCGTAACAAGGATAAGTTTCAGTAGATTCCCAATAAGCAAACTGTCCTGCTTCTCCTGGTATGATAGCACAAGAGTATTGTTCTTCTTGTTTGTTTGCAGGATTCTCAGAGTACATTAAGCCCTTAGACCCTGTGTTGTATACTTGCCAACGTAAGGACTGTTCTTCTGCTATACAATCGTTAACAATATGAAATACATCTTTGTTAGCAGGATCCATAGGATCAAGGTCTGTACTATTAGCAAGTCTTCCAGGAATATGGAATACGTCTGTGTACTTACCGTTCTTTAGTTTAAACTTAATACCAAAAGGATAAACCTCATCTCTCTGATAAGTTCTAAAGAAATAAGCAACTTCTGGATTAGAGTAATCAAACTTCTTATCTACTGGCATCTGTACAGTCTCCCATCTAAGTTGGATCTGGTTTGCAATAGGTTGGAAGTTGTACTTAGGAGTCTCTACCAAATCAGCCAGAATTAAGATGTCATTCTGTTTCTCAATAATCTCAGCGTGCTCGTAGTGAGGACTACGAACCAAAGGAGTTATTGAAGAAAAAGTAGAAGAGTAATCTCCTGTATAAACTAAAGAGTCTGTTAAGCTAGATTGATTTACTCTATAAGTACCTACCAGATGGTATGTAGTTACTTCGTTAATGTTCTCAGCAACAGTTAAATTAAAGTAATCAAAGATCGCAGTCTTATGATTAATAGAAACTCTAATGGATTTAGAAGTCTCGTACTCAGTTTGTTCAGTAATAGCTCTTTCAAAAATTGGAATAGGATTACAGAAATCAATATAATCTGTAAGTTCTTTACCATTTTCATCTGCATAAGCTACTGAGAAAGAGTATACGCCACCTTTAAGTCTTCCTCCTGAATCTACAGACGTAGGATATACTTCAGGTTGACAGAAGTCTGGGAATAGTTTTAAGCGCTCACAAGCGTTTGAAAGAGATGTGATGAGCTCACCACATTGATCTCTACCCAAAGGTTCTTCTAATGAGAAATAACGAGGTTGTATGTTGCGAGCAACAAAGTATACTTTAGTTTCACAATTGTCTATTCGATACTCTGCGTATACAGGAAAGTCTACAGATAACTTTAAACAGCATCCTCCTCCTGGTTCACAGGGAGTTTCTCCTCCTTCATATACTTCACTAATAATTCTTACGTTAGGTGGTAACACATACTCACCTTTACGAGCTAAAAAAAAACCTAAACCAAAAAAAGTCTGACTCTGTTCTTGACCACTACAATCTGTCCAGTTAACTGTATAAGCCTGATTCGACTCTCCTGTATCCTCAACCGATTCTACTGAGTAAAAATAACATCCACCTGTTTCTTGGCAACATTCATCTACAATTAAAGGAGTAAATGTGCAGCAAGTGTCTGCACTAACTCCTATTTCAGAACCTACTGTACTAGTAACTACTGTACCAGATACACAACCACAATCTTTTTCAGACTCTGTTAAAGTAGTACAATCTTTATCTAAATTAGTAATCTCACCAATGATAGATTTTCCATTAGGATGGGCTAAGAAAACAATAAGCTTAGATTGTTCTAGAATACTAAGATTACCTACAATCTTATAACCTGGGTACTGAGTAGTAAAATCGTAACAGATCTGATTAGAAGGCTCATTAGTATATGTGGTAGAGTTACCATCATGAGACTGCACGTTTGCATTCAAGGCATACGTAATCATGTTCTCCTTGATCTGGTAATTAACCGAATCAAGGTTTAAACCTGCTATGTTCTGATTGATTTTATTTTCCATTAAACTTAGGAGATATAGAACTTATTAAAGCGAGTTCTGGTTCTAGCTACGTTATCTGCCATTTGTTGCTTACTATAAGTCAACAAGAAGCCGTTAGCAGCTTGTAGTTTATTTAGTTGATCTTGTCTGTAGTACTGAAACTTGGCTTCTACTTGTCGTTGACTCTCGTCAACTACTGAATGCCAAAGTTGCTCAAAAAATTTAAACTTAAGATAAGACTTGATATACTCTTCAACCTCAAGAATTTCTGGCACCATAGGTAAGTTATCATCGTCCATTGGACGTGAGTAATATCTAAGGTACACACAACCTGTTTCAAACGTAGCAGTAATGCTTTTATTTGGGAAAATTTGTAAAACATCAGGAGAGGAAACACTTAAGTTCTCACATCCTTCTGTACAAAGGGCTTTAGAGCCATGGTACACACGAAGCATCTTAGGGTGCTTCATAGTAAGTTTAAATCCAGGAGTAGGTACACTGATAGTCTCGTAGTAGTTTTCTTGCTTAGCGCAATCTCCTGCATCACAACCTCCTGTGCATTCGAGGTTTTGCCACCAGTACCCCTTCATGGAATTAACTCCTGCATACCACTCTACATCTGCATCATACAACAAGGCATGATCAAGTAAAGCAAAGTCACAAGGTAGTTCAGATTTATATCCAGAGAATGTAAGTACAGCTTCTTCAGGCTTAAGCACCATAACTCTAAGTTTACGGAGTGCCTGGTCTATAAAGGTGGGGATCAAAACCTCACTGATAGCACCAGCTTCAAAGTACGACTTAAGCTCCTGCTTAACTTCAGCAATTAGAGGTTCAGAAGAGATAAAGTTAGTGTTATCGTATTTCATTGTTTTAGTATTGGGGAGGTGGTGAAATGTTTATTTTGTTATTATTAATTGCGTCTGACAATGCCTTCTTATGTTTGTTAGACATTCTTAGATCGTAGAAACCAAATTGTACTACTCGTTTAGAATATGGATACAAGTGAAACTTATAGATGGCACCATCGGTATGTGAGTTTCTATAAGGCACTTTGATACCCGTCTCTTTATAGTACTTCCAATTAATAATTGTATGTTTACCTTCTTTA